CTCAGCAACCCTTCCTCCTAGCAGGTGTGGTGGAATTAATCGATCCCTACACCCGTGACGGAGAAGTTGCTAAGACTCTCCATGCGAAAACTGCCACAGAGATCGCAACCGTGCTTGAAGATTTTAACACATACAGGCATGGCACCGACAAGGTTCAAAGGAAGTCGAAAGTCGGCGGGGCTTTCTGTAAAAAGGAACAAGGACCAAAATTGAGAGCAATATGTACGATGACTCCAGTCGAAAAGTATACGTGGTCGCCCATACTGATTATCCAAAAGGCATTATACTGTACCGAATTTATGCAGGCTTTCTCCGTAAAGGGGTTAGATAAGGACGAAGTCCATACTGCAATTCGGTATTTGTTTGCCCAGAGTGGTGATCTGGAGGGCGATCAGCGCGACACTGTTGAGAGTGACGACTGGAGTAAGTTCGAGCAGGGATTAAGAGACCTGCTTCCATTGGAGGCGCAGCTGTTGTGTATGGTGGCGAACCTCCTGGGGTTTCAAGATTTCGCCGAGAATTTTCTCGACGAGAACACGACTCCTCGGAAGATTCGCGCGGCGATGATGACCTTTTTCATCCTGTGCCGCGCGTCTGGCACTTACCACACGGCAGTTGGTAACCAGTGGATCAATATGCTCTTAGGGCTCACCTGTAGATTTATTTCTGCTACCGAGAGACCTGAATCAAAGTTCTACCTCCCCGGGGCGGCCTACACGTTCCAAAACAATGAGCGTGGACCGCCCCGGGAGGCAGTCCTATCGGCGATGGAGCTGTGGTTTGAAGAAGAAACCGCGGCCCGCGTTGTCGAAGCGAAGATAGACACGAAAACCGCTGTGGCGGGCCTCACCGACGAGATGCACGACCTACTATCAAGGGTCGGAAAACTTGCTGCTAATAGCAACCAGCAAGGTCTCCACGTCGTATATGCTAGTAACACTGGCATGAAATGTGAGGGGGACGATGGTGTGCGCATTGGTCACGGGCAGATGGACTCGGACGCTGTGAAAGCAGTGTACGAGAACCTAGCAATGACAACAACCGATGAGATGTCGGGAACATCCGAACTGGGTGCTCAATTTTTACAAATTTTGCAAACCATAGATGGACCCGTATCACAAGTGGTAAAGTCGTTGCTTAAGCTGCCAAACGTGGATGCACCACCTAGGATGAGGACCACCAAGTACTGTTTGCTTTTACGAATGAAGGCATACTCTTACTTGGTCTCCACTGCCCGGTCTGACGGAAGTATCGAGCCGATGATTGGTAATCTGTGTAAACGGATTGGCCAACTTACCGCGGGATTGACCCCCTACAAGGGGTTTAGGAAGCACGCCATGCGCAACCTTAGCTACCAGTTTATGAGATCACAGAACTTCGATCTGGATCCATTACTGGATAGGTTAATGCGCAAGGAAGCTTTCGAAACACTCCCCGACGGCACGGCATTTTACGTGGACTGGAAAAGAGGAGCGGCCCTGGCGAAAGTCAACACCGAGGGCTGGATCCCCATTCCAATTGCGGTGCAAGCACAGTGGGCGACCTTTTTCGACAATTGGTCACCGGGACAGCCGGTTCCTTTCCCATCAACGTGCATCGACCACCCGTTCTATCGTGAATGTCTGCAGGGCATGAACCAACACCGACCTCGTCAACAGGTCGGATCTGTGGAATCCCTGTCTAGAGAATGGCAAACCGTAGTAGCCAAGACGAG